AACGATTCTGCTATTAAGTGGTTAAAAGCTCTTGGGTTTACATTTGTTAACTATCACGAAAAATATGGAGAGCAAGAGAAACCCTTTTATGAATTTTTGAGGATAGCCTAAATGTGTTCAGTACCAGCTATGGTAATAGGTCAAGCAGGCTTAGGCTTGTTTCAAGGTCTTGCTATGCGTGGTGCTGCCAAAAAAAATGCTAGAGATACATATAAAATGGGATTACGAGCAAACCAATCAGCAGAAGATTCATTTGGTAATCAACAATCAGCTTTAGGATTTAGACAAAGAGAAAATCAAGCAATAGCAGCACAACAAAAATTAGCAAAAACAATACAAGGATTGCAAGCAAGAGGAACTGCAAGAACAAGTGGTATAACAGGTGTAACTGCTAGATTGATATTAGCGGATTCAGAAAGACAAACAGCTAATGCAAGAGAAGCTATAAATCAAAGTTTAGAATCGGCAACTCGTCAGTACAGAAGAAATGTACAAGGTCTTGTAGCACAACGAGACAATAGACGTAATCAAATACAAAGTCAGATAAATCAAGCATATAATCAGATACCTTCTTTAAGTTCAGTTATCTTGGGAGCAGCTTCCCAAGGACTTTCTACCTTTGGATCAGTTTATGGAAGTGAGGGATTTAGCTAATGACTGACAGTTTTCAAAGTACAGCTTTTCAATCTGCTACAAGCCCTGTAGATACTTTTGTACAACCTGTAACTGTGCAACCTAAAAGTAGCATAGAAGAATTAGCTGAGATATTACAAGCAGTCAACCCAGGAATACAAACTTTTTTGGACTCAAGAATTAAAAATAAAATTGCAGAAGAAGAACAAGAAGGAACTGAATTAGCAATAGAAGATGCTGCTAAAGGATTTAAAAATATAAGTAGAAGTGTTAAAAAAACAGATGGGGAAAAAGCTGCTAGGCAACTTATTGGTGGAAGTATTTTTGCTGATCGTGCCTATCAAAGAACTAAAGCAGAAATTTTAGGTAATAATTTAAAAAGCACTTTATCTAATAGCTACGCAACTACACAGGTTGATGGCAGATCTCTAAATACTTTTTCTTTACAGTCACCACAATTTCAAACATGGCTAGAAGGAGAAAGATCAAGAGTTGTTGATCAATTAGGTGACATAAATCCTACTTATGTAAATAAATACTTTTTACCAAAGTTAGTTGATGCTACAGCTAATGTAACCTCTAGTCATATTGAACAACATCAAGAATATAACCTCGAAAAATTAAAAAACTTAGCTGTTCCTTTGGTTAAAACTTTAATAGTTAGTGATGATGAAACAGACCTGAAATTAATAACTAACTTTGAAAAAAGCATGAATGATTTAGGTCTTGTTACTAAAGATAGAAGCGATCTAAATAAAACTATTGTAAAAGTTGCTATAGATCTAGCAGAAGCTGCTGGTCTTTCTGGTAATGGTGATATGGATGGAGCAATGGAAATTTTAGAGTTACTTAAGAAGTTTCCATATGGTGCTGATGGCAAGTTAAACCTTACTGCTCATCCTGATTATCAAAGTAAAGTAAATGATTTAAAGAAATCAATTAACAATTACATTTATGAATATGAAAACAGAAAAGATGTAGAAAGAAAAAGGATACAAAGAGAGGATACTATAACCCAGTTAAAACAATTTGCAGAAACTGGTGATGCTGAAATTATTACCAATCTTATAAAAAAATATCCACTTGATGCTACAAAAATATCTACATCTGGGGTTGCTATTGATGGAAACACATTAGAAAGATCTGCTCAACTGGAGACAAACATGATAGGGGGTTATTTTGAATCATCTAAAGAAGCAAGCATAGCAGCTTTACAGTGGTATCAAGACCCAAGAACACCAAAAACTGTTCAAAACAGAAACAGATTAACTCAGTTATTAGATACTGCTGAATCTGTAGAAAGAGGTGATTATACCGAAATTAATAAAGGTCTTACAGAATTATCAACTCAATTAAGAGGTGAATTTAGTAGTCCTAATTTTATTACATCTTTAACAGGCCAATTAAATGACAAAGGCTCTCGTAAAGTAACAGATTTTTATAATGCAGCAAAACTTGAACTATATCAATATCGTCTTAGTGAAGAAGGTCGAAATGCGAATACTTTGCAAATTATTGAGAAAATAGAATCTGTTAAAGAAAAATATATTCTAAAGGCAAGAGAATTAAATCCACCACTAAATATTGAACCTGGAGTATCTGACGAGAAAAAAGGTAACGATATGTCTGATATAGAAGGTGATGCCAACAGTAATTTAGAAGCTGGTTTTTTCAGTGATGATGAGACTCCAACTACAGTAACTGTTGAGTTGGGCGATACCTTAACTCAAATAGCAGAACAGTTTGGAGTGCCATTGCAAGCTCTTATAGAAGCAAACAACATAACTAATCCAGATTTAATAGAAGAAGGAGATGAATTAATCGTACCAACTATTGGAGAAGCACCACCTGTAATTAGTAGTGGTAGTAAACAACAAGCTATTGTTTCAGCAGCAAACGAATTAGGGGTAAGACCCGAAGACCTAGCTGCTGTAATTTCACAAGAAACAATGGGTACATTTGATCCTCAAATAATAGGTGGAGAAGGTAATAACTACAAAGGATTAATTCAATTTGGTATTCCAGAACGTAAAGCTTATGGATACCGAGATGGCATGAGTTTTGAAGAACAATTATTAGGACCAGTTGTAAGGTATTTAAAAGATAGAGGTGTTAAACGAGGGCATGGCGTAAAAGAGTTATATGCAGCTATATTGACAGGTAATGTATCAACTTTAGATACTGATGGTTTAACAAGAAAAGATTCTTTTGGAACTTCAGTAGAAAGTGCTTTACCAGAACTTAATAAAGGAGGTTCTCATTACAACAACGCCCTTGATTTCCTATCAGAACAAGGAAAGTTTAAACAAAATTCTAATTAATTATGACTGATTCAAATCCAATAGGTCGTTTTTTTGAAAGCAGACAAGAAGCTGGTAAAGAATTTCGTGAGAAATTAAAAAAAAGTGGAGAAGAACTTAAAAAGACTAAAACCTCTAAAGTTATTAGGGGTGCTTTATCTGGTCCTTTAAAAGCTGTAAATGAAACTGTTGAATTTGTAGATGATATTTATGATTACGCTGTTGGCAATCCATACGATAATAATGAACTTATAGATTTACAAGCATTAGGTCTTGAAATAAAAGGTGATAAAGAAGATTGGGCTTATACGATGCCACAAGCTATAACACAGTTTTTACTACCTGCTGGTGTAATTGGTAAAGGACTGAAAGGTACAAAGTTAGTAGGAATGAACAATGCTTGGGCTAGAAATGCTCTTGCAGGTTTTATTACTGACGCTGTTGTGCAAGATCCATATGAGGAAAACTTGTTCAATATGATTGACAAGCATCCAAGGTTAGCAACACCTATAAGTAATCTTTTAAAAGCTAAAACGCAAGAGGAGATAGGTGTAGCTGAAGCACGTTTTAGGCAAGCAAGTGGTGGATTGGTAGCAGGTGAAGCTCTTACTGCTTTTGGTGTAGGTATAAAAGCAATTAAAAAGACACCTGAGTTGTATGAAAGGATAATAAAAAGACTAGCAAGGCGAGATGAAGTGTTAATGACAGATAATGTCGTTGATAATCTTGGGGATGAAATAATAGATCTCAACCTACCTAATAAAGTCGTAAAAGAAGGAGATAAAGTACAAACCACATTCAACACAAAAACTAAAACAGGAGGACAATACTTTCAAACTACTACTCTTACAGGTGGTGGTGATCCTGATGTACAGAAACTAATAATTGATAGAGCTAAAAAATTAAAAGAACTTGATGCTAATAATGCTTGGCCTTACAAAAGAACATTTAAAGATATGGTTATTTCTGCGAACAGTCAGTTACCACAAGAAACAATAGAGTCTGCAAGATTATTTAATGCTAGATATGGCAGAGGGGGAGAGGAAGACTTACCTGCAACATTAATAGCAATGAATCAATTAATGAATAGAAATGCTATTAATTTAGCATCACTAGCAAAAACCATAGATGAAACTTTAGCTACAGGTAATAAAAGTGGTTTAACTGAAGAGTTAAAAGAACAATTCATTACAGAAGCAAAAGTATTAGATGGTCTTATTACTCTTAACAAACCTTTAAAAACAGTACCAGCACAAACATTAGCTGCTAACAGAGCAGGTGGTGGAGTAGGTAATGTAGCAGCTTCTATAGATGATTTAGCAGGTAGAACACCATCAGAAAAAGCAATAGATCAAGCGACTGATATTAGAGGGACAGTAAAAGAACCAACTGATCCATTAGGTGAGTTTTCAATTAAAGAAATCATAGAAGCTGCTGAAAAAGGTGATAAGGCATCATGGAAAAGACTAAGAATAATTACAAAGAAATTACAAGCTGCACAAGGTAATCCTCAAGCCTTACAAAAGATGGCTAGTGAAAGTAAATTTATGAGAGGAGTGAAAATACAAAATGAGATTTTTATAAACTCAATATTGTCTGGCCCAGAAACACACGCTGTAAACGTAATGTCTACTGCTTTAAATACACTAGCAAGGCCATTAGAAAACACATTAGGTTCTGTCTCTCGTCAAGGTTTTGATCAAATGCAAGCTATGAGAGGTGGTAAAGAACTGTATTATCTAATGGCATCTATTACTGATTCACTAAAAGCAGCAAAGCAAGCATTTCAAATTGAAGATAATATTGTTAATCCTGGTGCAATGATACAAGAAGCTGATCGTTTTCAAATAAGGATGGAAGGAAATGGAAATTTAGCAAATATGATAAATGGATTAGGTACTATTATTCGTTTACCAGGTAGGTTTTTACTTGCAGAAGATGAATTTTTTAAACAACTTAATTTTAGAGCTTATGTAAAAGCAAGTGCTTGGGAAGATGGCATGAGAAAAGGTTTGCAAGGTGCTGATTTACAAAGACACATAAAAGAACAATTTGATGGAACTATTGAAATTGTTAATAAAAACAGCATGGCAAACATAGAAGATCAGTCTGTTATAGATTTATACGAAGCAGCACAAAAATATGCTGCTGAGGCTACATTTACTGCTGATTTGCCAGAAGATAGTTTAGGTGCTGCAATACAAGGAGTCTCACGACATCCTTTTGGAAGAGTGGTCTTACCTTTTGTAAGAACACCAGTAAATATATTTAAAGCACAAGTAAGAAGAACTCCTGGAGTTAATATGGCTTTAAAAGAATATAGACAAGCACTTAGAAGTGCTGATCCATCTGTAGCAGCAAAAGCAAGAGGTGAAATGTATTTGGGGGGTGCAATATGGTCAATAGCAGGTGCTACAGCATTTGCAATAAATAATCCAATGTCTGAACTAGCAATTACTGGTGGTGGCCCTTCTGATTTTAATATGCTTAATCAAAAACGAGCTACAGGTTGGCAACCTTATAGCTTTAGATTTCTTTTAAAAGACGAAGATGGCAATGTAAGAATGGGTAAAGATGGCAAACCAAGGTATAAATATGTCAGTTTTAGAAGATTAGACCCTTGGGCTTCTTTTTTAATGATGGCTGGTGATGCAGCAGCTATTACAGGCGGTTTAAGTAAACAAGATCGTGATGATTTTGGTGTGGCTGCTTCTGTTGCATTAGGTCGTAACATTACAAATAAAACTTATTTACAAGGTATAACTGAGCTTGCTGATTTATTAGGAAAACCACAGTTTCTTCAAAATTGGCTTGCAAGAAGAGCAGCAGCAACAGTAAATCCTTTCAGTGCATTAGGAAGATCAGTCAAAAGAAATGTAACCTCTGATAAAGAGATATTAGATAAAAAAGTAAGAGCAGGTGACGATGGTTTTATATGGTTAAGAAAATTTCATAATGAATTGGCAACAACAGTTCCTGGTTATAGTGGTAATTTAAGACCGATGAGAAACTTTATAACTGGTTCTATTATCGAATATCCAGTTGGTTATGGTCCTGATACTATGAGTGTTCTTAATCCGATTAAAGAAACAAGCAGTATAAATAATACAGTCTTAACAACTCTTGATGAAATAGGTGCAAGAATTACCCAACCATCAGACGAGTTAACTATTGCAAAATTAGCTAGTGGCAAACGCATCGGAAGTGGGATAGAACTAACATATGATGAACATCTTGATTTAATTGAAGAAACTGCTTTTGTAAAAATTAATGGTTTAACTATGGTTAAAGCTTTGCACAATAGAATACAACAAAAAGATTTTCAAGCACTAATGAAAAGTGTAAGAGGAGAATTGATAGAACAAAATAATATGGATATAGAAGTACAAGCACAAGAAGCTAATAGAGATTTAGCAGAAGGAATTTTAAGTGACATTGTAGACGAATATAAAAAAGCAGGTAAACAAATATGGTTAAGTAAAAATCCAGAACGTGAACTAGAATATAGAAGAGTACAATCTGAAGTTAGAAGAGAATCTAACGAAGACATCCTACGAGGTTTTGAAGCCCTTACTAACAATTAATCATGGCTACTAACACTACTGCATCTTTTACAAATCTTACTGGTAACGGCACTGCTGGTCCGTTTAATGTTTCCTTTTCTTATTTATCAGAAGCTGAAGTTGACGTATTTGTTGGTGGTGTTTTAAAAACTATTACCACACATTACACTTTTACAAGTACAGATCAAATTACATTTACTTCTGGCAATGAACCTGCTAATGGTGCTGTAATTAAATTTCAAAGAGATACAAATATAGGTGCAAAAAAAGTAGATTTTAATGATGGTAGTGTTCTTACAGAATCAGATCTTGAT